GTCTGACGCTGCTGTACGCAAGCGAGAGCGCATATAGTTCCACGGAAATGGCGTATGCCACTGCGTCAACTCATCAAAACCAATCCAGCTAAACGCCAAACCCTGATATCTCAATACATCTTCATCTCTATCAAGGTAGGACATCCATAGCCTAGCCCCTGATGGTGCTTCCCACTGCATCTTTCTCTCACTCCACTTGATGCCGGGATAAATCTTTGGATAAAGCTCTTGGCTTTTCCAGATGAGTTCTCGAAGTTCCTCTGTCGTGTGACGCAGAAGCAACCCAGAAAACTGCGGATGCACCATATATCTCAATGGATCTGCCAACATAGCGTAGCTTTTACCACCGCCAGCAGCACCACCATATAACACTTCCCTCTCTGAGGAAGCTAAGAAGAATGTTTGTGGCCCCGGATTGGGCTTAAACAACACTTCTCTTTCATCATCTATCGGTAGGGCTGTCTCCTCCGAGCTTGCTATCGATATATTGGGTAAGCTTGCTGTACTGCTCTGACTCGAAGTATCTTGTTTGGTCTTCCCTGCCGAGCCTCTTAGATTTTTCTTCGTACCTTTCCGCTTGCTCAAGGGCTTTTTGGAGCCTTGTGGCAAGGTTGCGGTAAGTAGCGGATTTTCGTCCATGAGTTCTTTCAGTCTTTATTCTCTTTAACAATCCCACATGGCTTATAGTTCTACCTGTGGTAGTGGTAAGCCAAGCTGCTACCTGCCTAGAACTGTATTGTTTTAAATGTTTCTTAGCTAGTTCTAACGCTTCAAGCTCTGTAGGTATTGGCTGCAGGAGGCTAGGGTCTTCTTCATCTTGTCTGTAACCAAATGGTATAGTGTTTCTAATTTTTGGAATAGGTACATATGTTTCCTTTGCTTTCGGTTGAGGCAATATCCAAGCCCCTAAGTCTCTCTCACTCACTGCTATCTTTGGCTGGTAAAATCATGATGCCGTTAGGTGCTGTCACCTGAACCTTTTCTGTTTTTACCAAACCAGCCCTGTCTAACAAATCCTTAGCAGCATTGAGCTTCTCTTTTAAGCCTAGCTCTGTAGGGTCAGCAATACCACTGACAACAGCCATAGCTGCTCTAGGGGCGTTCATGGCGATGTATAACTGTGTAGCTTCAATCACTTCTTCCTTGAGAGTGTCCATGATGAGCTTGGTAGCATAACCTTCGCTATAGCCAGCAAGCTGTCTAGCCTTGGCTGGATTGCCACCAGCCTCAGCAAATAACACCTCAATGAACTTCTTCTGTTGTTCGTTTAGTTCTCTTTTAGCCATGATTAAAATAGTCCTTGTTCATAATATTCTTCTACAGTGACAGTGGTGTCCATACTACTACCAGCCTCTGGTGTGACTACCAAGGTGTCACCGGGATAGAGAGCAAGATAACTACCATCCAGTTTTAGATAGCCGTAGGCAGAAAGAACATAACCACCAACAATGTAATAGCTTGCACTTGCACTAGCATCTGTCCATTGAATAGAAACAGTTTTGTTATTGCCTCCATGATTGGAAACAAATAACAAATTCATCTTGGCAATGAAATTATCAGGACAAGTGTAGATGGTGTTAGCAACTCCCGCTGTCAACACTTTTCCTACACTTCTAATCTTTGGCTCTTTGTTCACTTCTTAGCTTTCACTTTAGCTTCAGACAAAGCAATGGCAATAGCTTGCTTGGGGTTGGTAACAACTTTGCCACCTTTACCACTATGCAAGCCTTTGTCTTTAAACTCACCCATCACCTTAGCAATTTTAGCTGTTTGCTTTTTAGTAGCCATAGTTTATTTCTTCTTAGCCATCTTCTTTGGTATGCCAATCATGATGGCAATGGTAGCTTTACCCTTACCCTCTTTAGCCATACACTTACCTGCAGCTTTACACTTAGCAGGAGAAGGACATCCCTCACAAGGTTTAAAAGATTTCTTAGTAGCCATTACTTTTTCTTTCCACCAGAAGCAGGTACAGAAGCACCACAGTTTGCATAACCACCTTTATTCATCTTAACCGAGCCACCCTTAGACATCATGGGAGGAGTTGGCATAGGCGTAGAATAACCACCACCCATCATTTTCTTTTGTTTGTTAGTGGCTGTACGGCTACCTCTTACAGGCATACCACCCATAGCAAGCTTAACAGGAGGCTTCTTAGTTTCTTCAAAAGCTTTACGCTCTAGCTCATTAGCTCTGTCCAAATAGGTGTTTCTCACCTCTTGAGGAATGGAAGTGTCCTTAGCCTTCTCTCTGTACATCTTTACTTTCTCTGCATCGGTAGCCATAGTTTCTCCTTTTAGTTACCACTTAACCTTGTCTGCCCAATAAGCAGCAGACATCTTACCCTTGTTTATATTCTCAGCATGACGAGCTTTGAAGCTCTTCTGCCTAGCTTTGTCCTTAGCTGTGTCTGGACTAGAGCCAGCACCACTAACACCCTGCTGTCCAAACCTAATAAGCTTCACTGTATCACCCTCTTTAGCTAACACAGCATGACTCTTTGTTGGATGCTTAGGAGTTGCCTTAGGCTTGTTATACCCTGAAAACTCTTCACTACCTTTTTTAATCATCTGAACTTGCTCACTTTCTTAGCAATGGCCTTAGGCTGTTTAACAAACTGCTTACCAGCTTTTGTACCTTCACGCTTAGCTTTAGTGGTGGCAGCATACTCAGCAGAGCTTAAAGACTTAATGGCAGCTTCAGGTAGATATCTCTCTCCTGTTTTAGAAGAAGGTTTACCAGACTTAGTTGTCCACTTCTGGTCTGTCCAATCCTTTAAAGACTTCTGAGAAGGCTTCATTTATAACCACCTCCAGCAGCTTTGTACTTCTTCGCTACAAGCTGTGCTTTCCTAGCAGACCATTCACCAGCATCACCACCTTTAGTACCAGCCTTCACACTAGCTACTAACGCCTTACGCATTGTAGGCTTGGTGTAGTTGTTAGCAGCATTAACTGTACTTTTCTTTGTAGCCATGTTGTTTCTTCTTTGGTTGGTGTCTGTGTTCTTTCCATCCCTCAGCTCTCATAGCATCTTCTACTCTGTCTAAGGGAAATACATATCCTGTATGTTTTTCCATAGCTGCTCTGACGTAATAGACATCACTATGGAATAAATGCATCTTGTCTACATAACCTCTGTGTAACGCTAGTGAAGCCTGTGTAGCCACACTGTAGGGATATGTGTTTGTTAAACCTCTATCTTCTAGGTCTTGTCTTGTGTATAAGTTCATAATGCTTCATGCTAACACACATAGCCTAGCTAAGGTGGTATGGTAGCAATAAATGCTACTCATAACAACCTATCCCAATGTATGTCTATAGTGTCTATGAAGGTAACAGTGCAGATCCTGTGAAGAAACTACTACCATTACCTGTAGGGAACAGTACATATCACATTATGAAATACATACTACCTACCACTAATATCTAGAACATACACCTAGAAAGCCCATAAGGGATGTGTTCATCTATGGCTGTTGTTAGCCCACCCTTTTAGCAACAGCTTTTAACAAGTACCCACATCAAGTCTAGTCTGGTCAGTGTAAGGTGTTACCACTGCCAGTATCCAGAGCAGAACAACAGAGTGGCCCCTCTATCGTTCTCTCCGAGTCTTTTCTCTTCAGCAGCCGATTGCAAGCTCATTTCTTTACCTGTAGCCGGAAGGTAGCCTATACTTTTTCTTCGTATCGCCTGTATGCATAGAGCATACATGGTGCAGGTACGGGTAGTTTTACACACATTGAAACCAATGTCAAGCTTTTTTTGTAGCAGGATAACAAATATGTTAGCTGTTTAGAAAATGGTCCATATGGGGTATAGGGAAACGATAAGCTTTTGCATGAATTTTCAATGAGAACAATTCTTATTTGTTAACATATAAGTGTACGGAAGGTAACACATTGTGCTACTTTATGTGCATCTTTGGATATCGGCTTTTGTTCAATATACTCAACAGTTTAGATCGGTTAAGGTGCAACATAGTGCGTGTTCATCTGTCCCTAATTGTTTTTATGGCTGTGTGGGAGCTGCCAAATATGGAGTTTGGTTAACAGACTCATTTTTCCTGATTTTTGGACGAGGCCATATACAGATAGCGTACACCCCCCCTGTGCCCCCGCCACCCCCGCCTTGCGCCAGCGTTGCGCCAGCGCACTGCGTTGCATGGCGTTGCGGATCTTAAGTGAATCAAAGATCAAGAATGCATTCAACTCAAAGAAAAGATTCTTCAATGAATTCAAAGACTTAGAAGATCTTGAATACTGATTCAAAATCGGTTCACACTATCAAAAAATGCCGGAAAGTTGCCTAATTTTTAAGCATAACCGGTGTGAATGAAGGTCGGTATATCTATCACCCTAGATTATATCTACCCCATCCTGCTTAAAACTTAAGCAATTCAACACAAAAACAACACCGATCCAATGAAGTTATCCACAGTCCAATCTAGTCTTATCCACAACATCTCAAAATGCGATATTAACAAACTGTGGATAAGTCTCTCTTAACTTCCTATATTTATAATCGCATTTTTATGACAACTATGTTGGCATTAAAAAATGCTTAAATATAGGAAGATCTGCGTATACATGCCCGATCCCATGTCTTTCATTTAACAAAGAAACTATCCTTTTCACTTTAGTGAGAAAAGGAAATAGTTTCTTTTCTTAGTTAAATGAAAGACATGAAGGAAGCAAAATGACCGATGCCGATACAGTTCAAATGTTAATTTCAACCTCTGTAGTGCTTAGCACTATTAGTTTAGCCCTCCTTTGGGAGGATCAAATTAAACTGGCTTTGTGTAAAGCTTTCGGTTACAAAGTAACTGGTGTCGGTTTCAAGAAATCACACTACACACTCAGCAAAGCTGAGGCAATGCAGTGGATGGGTTGTTATGACGAAGCACTGCTATTCAAGGGTAAAACCCTTGTTGGCTCTAGAAAAGCCCTGTAATTGACAGGGTTATTTGATACCGCTACAATTGAAACCTCAACGGCAATGTTGCCACAACTTTCCTAAAGGAAACACAATGTTCAAGTCTAAAGCTCTGCTTTCTGTATCGTCCGATGCCAAAACTATCAAGGGAGAAACCTTAGGTTTCTTAACTGGCATTCTTTACTTAGCTCCGGCAAACACTACCAAGTGGAACACTTGTTCTATGGCAAAAACGGCTCAATGTGATGTGGCCTGTTTGTACAAAGCAGGACGGGGTGCTATGAACTCCGTTCAAACGGCTCGAATCAACAAAACCATATGGTTTTTTACAGAGCGAAATAGCTTCATGCAACAACTTGTTGTTGATATTGCCAAGATTATTAAGAAAGCAAAGAAGAAAGGCTTACAGCCTTTGGTTAGATTGAATGGTACTAGCGACATTCGTTGGGAAAGCGTAGCTTTTACTGATACTGATGGCATTGAATATGTAAACATATTTGCTGCTTTCCCTGAGGTTACCTTCTATGACTACACCAAGGATGTAAATCGTAAAGATTTACCTGCTAATTATGACTTAACTTTCAGTTATTCCGGTGTTGAGGGTTTTCAACCCTTCGTTCAAAAAGCTTTGCTTAACAACATGAGAATGGCAGTT